CCACAGCAGCTTGGCCCACCCGCCGCCGTCGTTCAGGCACGCGTCGGTCACCTGCGACATGGTGTCCATGCCCGGCTCGCGCGTCCCGCACTGCCACAGCGTCTGCTCGGTCCAGTGCTCCAGCTTGCTGGCGACGGTCTGTGCGGTGTCGCCCTCGCCGCCGACGATGCTCAGCCGCGGCCTCTCCAGCGTCAGGATGGCCGTTTGCTGGAACGCCTCTTCGGTGATGTCGGGGTCGCGCGGATCGACCTGGACCATCTGATACGACGGGTCCGTCCCCTGCATGGCGGGCACGCGCATCTCGCGCACCAGGCGCATCTCATCGATGTCTTCGTCCTGCGTCCGGTACAGGTCACCGAGCTCGGTTTGCAGATCGAGCAGGTAGTAACTGTCGGGCGCCTTCGGCTCGCGCTCGCGATCAATAGCCACCGTGAGTGGCGCCAGTGTAGCCGCTAGTGCGGCGGCAGACCGTCTCGCTCGTCCATGTCACGCATGTGGCGGAACCAGCGCCCAACCAGGAGCGACGTAACCAGGCTCACCAGCAGGAAGACCAGGCCAGCGATCAGCATCCACAACAGTAGATCAGGAATCGGCTGGCCCCACCAGGCAGTCATGCATCCTCCGCGGCGTGAGTTCATCGTGCTCCGCGCACAACAGCATCTGACACAGCGGACACCAGGTTGTTGCCTGCTCTTTGCAGCCCTTCGTCTCGCACAGCATCTCGCCCTCAGCGCGCCCGTCCGGGATCGGCTGCTCGAACGTCGTCTCGAACTGCGTCATAGCCCGACCAGGCTCAGCAGCGACGGGTTGTAGACGACCGCCGCGAAGACCACCACCAGCGCAATGACCAGGACCAGCATCAGCACATCAATCCTCACGCGTCCGCGGTGCAACGATAGTCGCTGGCGTGTAGCGCGATCGCGACGCGAACCCGTAGCTCCGCCGTCGCTGGCCGGCCCCCTCCCGCTGCGCGCCCAGGTAGGCCAGCCCAAGGGCAATCACGGTGTCGTCATGTTGCCCGCTCGGAGCGCCGTAGCGCAGCATGCCCGATGGCAGCACCTTCGACTCGTACGCCAGGAGCTCGCCGGTCTGCACGGCGTCGTCCAGGAGCGTGATGTCGCCGCGCTCGATGGCGATGCCGAGCGACTGCACCAGCGCCGCCTTGCTGGCGTTCGTCGCCTCCCAGGCCCACACTGGCAGCGCCTTCCGCGGCTCCTGAAGGACACGCCCGTAGCCGGTCTGGAGCCGTTCGACCAGCGGGCGCCCCATCGCGTTCTGCTCGGCCACCACCAGCAGCGGACGGTAGGCTTCAGCCCACCGATGCAGCCGCTCAGTCTGGAGCTCGTAGTCGATCTGTGCGAAGCGATCGAGCGCCACCTGTTGGTTCAGCGTTGCATCGAAGACGCATATGGCCGTGAAGTCCGTCGTCCTGCCCCAATCGACCCCGATCACGTACTGGTGACGTGGCTCGGGCCCCTGCGGGGTAAGCCGCGCGACTGCCGTTACGCCCCTGAAGACGCCCGCGCCCTCAAGCTGGAGGAACCTGGCCTCGAACTCCTGCGCGTAGTCACGCTCCGGCATCTCATGCTTCGCCGCAACGAGCTCGGCGGCTGAGATGTGCGGGTTGACCGTGGTCGGCATCTGCCACGATGCCCACTCGCCCTCTAGGGGATCTTGCCCGCGCTGGTACAGCGTGTAGAAGTCGTTCAGCCCCCGCGGCGTCGACAGCCACCAGCTTTGACCTTCCAGGTCGGCCAGCGTCGGACGCAGCGCCTGGTTCCAGATGTCCAGCAGGTTGGGCACCATTGCCGCCTCATCAACGACGATGCGACGGTACTTGCGACCGCGGGCGGGGTCACCCGTATCCATCGACCAGCACTCGATCGTGCCGCCACCGTAGAGCTCCAGCCGATGCTCCTGCTCGCTCTTCTGCGTCACCGTCGGCCCGAGCAGACGCTTGAGCTCACGCCAGCTTTCCTCCAGGAGCTTGTACGTCGGCCCGAACCAGCCCGCCGGAGCGTGCTGCAGCGCCGTCCTGATGACGAGCTCATGGCCCATCGTGCTCTTGCCCGAGCGTCGACCGAGCGCGACGACGTTGTGGCGCCTCGCCTCCTTGGCGATCAGCGCCTGGGCGGCGTGCGGTCTAGGTAGCCTGACCTCGAATGCTGGCACTGCGGGTCGTACTGTACGCCGTGATCGTCGCGGCCCTGATCCTCCTGGCGATCGCCGCCCTGGACGACCCGATGGTGCCGGCAAGATCAGTTGTTGACAGCCTCACAGTAGGTGCCCTACAGTAGGGGACATGCAACTCGATCTCTTCCCCGCCGCGGCCCGCTCCACCGAGCGGCGCATCGACCGCACCACCGACCACATGTGCGACGGCCTCGCTCGCGACATCGCCTACGTCGCCGCGCAGGGTCGCTCGTACTTCCGCTGCGGCGACCACGCCGACATCCCCGTCCACTACGCGAACTTCTCCATGATCTGCGCCGACTGCCGCCGCGAGTGCCTGGACGACAGCGACGTAGCCGACACCGCCTGCGCGTACTGCGCCGAGACGCTCTGATGGAACAGCTTGACCTCTTCTCCGCCCCTGCGCCGATCGAAGACGACGTCGACGGTCACCCTGGCTACACCTACCGCATCGACAAGCACGGCTACTTCGTCGTCACCGCGCACGTCGACGGCGTCGGGCGCATCACGGTCAAGGATCGCTCGCTCTGGCCCGCCATCCAGGAAGTCATGGTCCGTGTTGACGAAGCCATGATCGCCCGCCCGGACACGATGTTCTAGCGCGGAGCGCCTTCGGCGCCGTTCCGATCTTCGGCCCCGCCAGCGTGCGGGGTCTTTCCTTGTCCGTTCGCCTGCGGCGTGTCCAGCGCCTTGTGCTCGATCACGTTCCGTGCGAGCTCGACGTCCTCGTAGCTGACCGTGATCGTCACCTGGTTGTCGACCTCGACCTTCTGCTCGGCCACGATGCCGGCCCGATCGAGAATCTCCGTCGCGGCCTTGAGTCGAACCGCGTGCGTCTCACCGCGCAGCATGATCTCCCTGACCGTGCCGATCGATGGCTCGACCAGGCGCTCCAAACGCAGCCGTGCTGCCTCTCGAACGTGGCCGGCCAACCCGCCGTGAGCTCGACACACCCTCGCCCCGCGGATGACCGGTGCTCGACAAGGTTCGCCGTTGGTCCGCCGAGCGGTGCAAACCAACCAGCCAATAGTCCCGGGCATAGCTACAGCGGTGAGCTTAGCTCACGCCTCGATCAGCGCAGGTTGAACCCAGGTCTGGCCGTGCTTGTGAACCAGCTTGATTTTCATCGGTCGCGAGCCGTCGGCGCAGACGTGGTCATGCCCGTACGGCGCGCCGCATTCGAGGCACGTACCGTGGCCGCGGGTGCAGTCAAAATTCGCCTGCGCTACGCGCTCCGCGATCTCTTCGGCGTGGAAGTGCAGCGCCGAGAAATCTTCCCGCCACTCGGACGGCGACCAGTGCCGATCGAACGACCGCGGCTCGACGCCGGTCCTGGACAGCACCACGTACCTGAAGGTCGGGATGACGTCGTAGGCGCGCTTGTAGGCCCACGCGTACAGCATCGGTTGCCAGCGTTCGCGCTGCGCCCGTTCCGGCCCCCAGGAGCCGACCGTCGTCTTGAAATCCCACACCACCGCGCCGTGCGTCGACCACGGTGGCGACCACAGGTCAACAGCGCCGACCGTCGGCATGCCCCACAACGACTGCGTCGGCAGCGTGAACCAACGCTCCGGCTCGGAGCGTCCGTCGACGTTCAGCCGCATGTCTTCGACCAGGTTCAACATGGTCAAGCCCTCGGCGTACAGCGACGCCGGCGCCATCAGACCAATCTCTTCGAGACGCGCGTTCATCGCGTCAAACTGCGCTGCGTACACGGCTCGCGCGCTGGCGTAGCCACTACGGTCCCGGCTGAGGCTCGGGCCCAAGTGGCCGTCCGCCGCGTCAGCGGCACGGCGCGTCTGCCGATGCCCCTGGTGCAGTGCCTCCAGAGCAGTGTGTACGGCTGATCCAAACAGCATCGCCAGAGATGGCTCCGTCTCGATGCCGTCGATGTAGCGGTCTTTGTACAGCCTCGGACACTGCTCGAAGAGCATGAACCTGCTTGCGCTCCAGTGTGGTCGCTTCAGCGATTCAGGCTTACTTGTCACTGTCGGCGTAGCTCCTGGTCACCTTGACGTCGACACGGACGGTCACGCCCGGCAGCAGCGCCTGCATCGGTTCGAGCATGCCCTTGCACAGCCACTGCTGCGTCCGCTCCACGTCGTCGGCGTCGCACTCAGCGATGAGCTCATCGTGAACCATCATCACCAGCCGCGCCGACGGTGCTTCATGTCGGGTATTGTAGAGCACCTGTAGGGCACGCTTGAAACCGTGCGCCTCGACCATCTGGACGGGCGTGTTGGCCTTGACGTTCTTCGAGAAGACGGCGCTCCGTCGTCGGCCCGAGCCCGATGGATCGTAGATCACTTCCTCCGTGCCCCAATCGCTCAGCGAACGGTGCCAGGAACGGATGCCGCGGTACGTCCGCATGAACGTCTCGCGGTACTTAAACGCCTGCCGCTCGGTCAGGTACACACCGTTCTTCCGCTGCTCACGCTGGAACGTGTCCGCACCGGCGCCGAACAGAAATCCGAAGTTGACCGCCTTCGCCTGCTGCCTGGTGCAGCCAACGGCGTCCGCGGTGCGCTGGTGGACGTCGCCGTGCGGATCGTTGAGCACCTTCAGCATCTCATCGTCCTGCGCGATCCAGGCCGCGATGACAAGCTGAAGCTGCGAGTAGTCCGCGCGGACGAAGATGCGCCCGTCGACGGGGCGGATCGCTTCGCGAGCTCGCGTCTCATGCGGCAGGTTCTGCAGGTTCGGGTCGGAGCAGGACGTCCGGCCAGTCTGCGCGCCGATCGGATTGAACGACGCATAGATCCGCCCATCGTTCTGGATGCTGCTCTGCGCCTTCCGGAGCAGCCCCAGGCACGCGCTGGCCGAGCGATAGCTCAGCAGCGCACTGACCAGCGGGATTGGCGCCTCCGTGCCCATCACGGTGTCCATCAGCGCCCCCTCGCTGGTCGACTCGACGTCCAGACCGTGCTCGACCAGGACCGGCAGCACCTGCTTCGGACTGCGCCAGTTGACCGTCTCGATACCCGCCTCACGGTTCAACGTTGCCAGCGTCTGTTCGAGCGTCTCTTCCTGCTCCGCGATCGCGGCCTGCATCACCCACACGTCAGCCGGCGCGCCGGCGGAGGCGAGCCACCAGGTCGCCGCCTGTACGTCACGTTCGAGCGCCAGGCAGGACCACAGTCCGTCGACGTCGGCGTCCCTCGCCAGCTTGGACGCGACCGCGATCGCCGCGGCGTGCGTTACTCGCGCGTCCTCCGCGGCGTACGCCAGCTTGGCGTGCCGCAGCACCGGCGCGTCCCATCCCCGCTTCTGCTCCGCCTTCGAGACGTGCTGCGCCAGGTGACGCTTGGCGATGCCCTGCAGACGATAGTCCGTCCAGTCTTCCTTCGACTCCAGGACCATCGCTGCAGTACGGACGTCGTACACCTTCTCAGGGTTAACCCTGATACCGATCGCGTCCAGGAACGCCAGGTCGAACAGGTACGTGTGCATGCTCACCTGCCCGACCTCGTCCAGGTAAGACTGCAGCGGCTCCAGACTGCCGCCGCCATCGCACACCGACCAGGCATCGATGACGACATGCGTCTCGCCATCGGACAGGTTGATCGTCCGCAGCTTGTCACGCTTCGCGTTGAGCCCGGTCGTTTCCGTGTCCAGCGCGACCGACACCGTGCTGAGCCGCGCGATCGCGGCGACGAGATCCTGGTCGGTCAGCACCGTCAGGTAGTCCAGCGTCGGCGCCGCGGCGTCTGCCGCTTCGAGCCGCGCGAGCTCCAGCGCGGCCTTCTTTTCCGCTGCCTTAGCGATCGCCGCTGGCGTCTTTTCAGGCTTCGCTTTAGCCGTCCCGGGCTCCGGACGGCTTTCCTCGCGCGCGCGCGGCTCCGTAGGAGCCAAAGGGTCGTCCGGCGAAGCCGTCCCGGAAGCCGTCCCGCTTAAAGATGGGACAGGCGGACGGCTATGCGTTTCAGGCTCGTTTCCGACCAGGTGAATGGTCGCCCGAGACGGGAGCCAGAACACCCGCCGCGGTGAGCCGTGCTCGCTCTTTGCCGAGTCATCCTCGACGGCACCATCCTCGACCAGGCGCTTGAGCTCATCGCGGACGGCTTGTGGTCGCTTGTGAATCTCTTCAGCGATCGCCGCCGACGTCACCGCATGCTCGCGATCAATCGCCCCCAGGTCGCGCAGTCCGCCGACGATCTTCGACGCCAGCCGATCTTCCTTCGACACGGTCTGGCCGACCAGCCGATACCGCTCCGTCTCCTTGTCGAACTCCAGTGTCAGCGCATCGGTCGGCGTCGCCTTCATGCGACCGCGGGCGCGCAGGATACGCAAGTTCGACTCGTCGTCGTCGCCCTTGAACGGATCGATCTGCAACAGGATGTCGACGGCGCCGCTGATCGCAGAGCTCCCTCGACCAGCGTCCCCGACCTCGCCGCCGGCCTTGCGACCGTGGCGCAGGACGAACACGGCATAACCGGCGTTCGAGACGCGACGGAATTCGCGCATGGCCGCGCCAACCCGTCCGCTGTTGTCTTCGTCATCCAGACCAGCCACCGTCGTCAGCGTGTCGATGACGACGACATCGACCTGGTTGTGCTCGGCGTGCCAGATCAGCGCGTCGACCGCAACGGGCAACGGCTTGTCCAGGATCTCGAAGTCGTAGACGACGAGCATCTCGTCATCGAGCTCCCACAGTCCATACCGCTGCAACGCCTCATGGAAGGTCGCGCGACCTTCCTCCGTCACGTACAGCACCCGCACCTGGCGGACGACAGTCTGGCCGCAGTACGCCTCGTCACCGGCGATGCACGCGCGCAGTAGCTGCAACCCCCAAGTTGTCTTCCCGATCTTCACCTTGGCGACGAGCTCGGTCATCATGCCCTTGCCGAGCCAGCCTTCGATGACCCAATCAACTACCTCTGGCGCGCGATCGCGTTCCTCACGGATCGGGTGTGGCACCAGCCAGGGATACGGGTTTTCGGTGTCAACAGGCTCGTCCGGCATAGCCGTCCGTCCCGTCCCACGCTTAAGGGGACGGCTTCCGGGACGGCTTCCGGGACGGCTATTCAGCTTGATCTTCGGCGCCGTCAGCCAGTCGTCACTGTCGCCCAACTGCGCTGGTGTCCAGGGTTCATCGATGCCGTACTGCAACGCTCCGCGGATCGCACGGTCGACGTCTCGCAGACCGTGGTCAGCGACCTCGCCGCACGCCTCCGCGGCGTCCAGGAACTCGGCGTAGACCTCTTCGTAGGCCAGCGCGCCGGACCCGACCAGCCCGCCCGCGGCTCGCCCGAGCCGCAGGATCGCTTCATGCCGCAGCCCGGGCTCGCTGTTCGCCACGTCCAGGCACCACTTCTGGAGCATCGCCTTCGCTCGACGGCGCTCGACATCGGCGTCCAGCCCCTCGATACCCTCCAGGTCGGGCAGCGGTGGCCGCTCGGGCGGCTCCCACCGCGGCAACGATCGCCAGTCCAGCGGCTCGCCCCACGCGATCTCGGCATACGGCTCCGCGCCTGGTGGCGCCGTCGGCAGGTAGAACATCCGCGCCAGATCGTGCGTCGACGGATCGACGTGACCGTGCAGGAGCTCATCGACCGCGGCGTGCCACACGCTGGCGAAGTCCGCCGCGGGGATCGGCTCGGTCAGCGCCAGCCCGACGCGCAGCTTCCAGTGCTCCGGCGTGCTCGAATGCGTCGACGCCAGGAAGTAGCTGCGCCCCTGGAGCCATTCCTCCACCTGCTCGGGCGACGTGCCGTCATCGATGTCGAAGGCGAGCAGCGTGCTCTCGATCAGGTTCTCGCCCTTGCGCGCACCGTTGAACAGAAACGGCGACCACAACGTGCCGCGGCGTTTATGCGTCCGCGGCTGGTGCTTCGTCAGGAGCTCGAAGAGCTCTTCGGTTGTGAACGTTTGCGGTTGGGGCCGAACGTCCGTCTCGTTACGGAAGAACGACACCACAACGGTCGTAGTAGTATTCATGTGACTAGGCCCCTCGGGGCTGGAGTCCTTTCCGAAAACGCCGCCCTGGCTGGTCAAGACAGGGGCGGCGTTTCTCGTTTGTCGCAGTTACGTTACACCGCTGAAGGCCGCGACCACCTTGTCTTCGTCACCTGGTCGCCAGACGTCGTAATCCGCCCCCGCGGCGATGAGCTTCGCTCGCCAGCGCCGTTGCTCCGGCGTTTCGTACCGACCCTTCGCTTTGAGCTCGCGGTACAGGATGCGATCGCGGACGAAGATCCAGTCGGGGAACCCATTCGAGTCGTAGTGATCGTCGCCCAGGCCGAGCAGGTGAACGCCAGTCACGGCGCCCTGGCTGAAGCTGATGTGGAACCCGCACCAGCCCCAAAACCGTGCCAGTTTCTTGACCCGCTCCTGGAACTGGCGCTCCGTCTCCGTCCGCAGGACGATCGTCGCCGGCGGACGCCGCCGCGGCCCGTTACGAGTGGCTGAGCGCACGGCTCAGACGATCGACTTCGATACGCAGCGCCCTGACCTCAGGACGCCACGTTTGCTCGATCGCCGCTTTCAAGTTTCTGATTTCGGCATGCAACCGCTCGAACTCTTCGAGCGGAATCTCGATGTAGATGACCGGCCCCGCTTCAGACACGCCGACCGCACACCGGCCACGGCTGCATACCGCGCGCGGCGCGGAGTCGTTCCGCGACCGCGATCTGCTGCGCCTTCGTCGCCAGGTGAGCGGAGCTCGCATACGCGAGTCCACCGTAGCTGCGCCACGTCGGCGCGTCGAACTGCAAGCCGCCCTTGTAGATCGGATTGCTGTTCGAGCTCCAGTTACCGCTGCTTTCGCATGCCGCCAAACGGTCCCACAGCGCCGTAGACGCTGCTGGCGCAGCAGCCCGCGGTGGAGGCTCCAGTAGCCCCTCATGCTCCAGATACGCGCGTGGCGTGCTCCTGGTGGCGACGACGGCGCCCTGTAGCTGGACGGCATCGACGCCGACCTCGTCGGCTAGCGCGACCGTCTCTTCTGGAATGGGCGGTGTTGGCGGCGCCGCACGCTCGAACGGCTCGGTTCCGTCCGAGATCACCTGCGCCAGCGCCATCACCGCAACAAGCACGATCGCCATCAGTCCCTCCTACCGTGGATCTGCGATCCCTTACGGTAGACCAGCAGCGTCGACCCGTTGTTGTACGCGCTCATCTGCTCGCCCCAGGACGGATCGATGAACGCATGGTCGCGGACCTGGTGGACCTGGTCGTACAGTGGCGTGTTCCAGCCGAGTGCCTCCGCCACCAGGTCGACCTCGTTCTGGAAGAGTCGACCGTGGACGTGGTTCGTCACCTTGACGATGATGCCCTTGTCGCACACCCGCCACGCCTCGCGCGTGCCCTGCAGGATGAGCTCATCGAGCGCCGCCTGCGTCGCGACCGTGCTGAACCTGGTTGCCATCACGCCGTCTTCGCCGCCATCGGCTATGTGCGGCGGGTCGAACAGGACCACGTCGAAGCTGGCATCGTCGTACTTCAGGTCGGTGCAGTCCATCACGCCGTCCGGCGCGCAGTACTCATCGAGATCGTGGCCGGTCACCGAGACGTGCGTCGTCTGACTCCAGAAGTTGCCGGAGCCATAGGTTGTATCCAGCGCCGTAGAGGCATCAGGAAAGAACGTCAGCAGTATCCGATCGATGATGACGTGCGTCGGGGTGCCCGGTGGACTGAACCGCAGCAGCGGCTCCCTGGTGGCCTCTGGATCGTCCAGGATCAGCCCGATGCCGTCCTGCTCGGGCAACGGTCGCGGCGTACGGCGCTGCGCCTGGAGCCATTTCGTCGCCGCGGTCACGGTCGTCTCAGACGGTAAATCGGACATAAATGTCCGATTTGCTGCGAGCTCCATGAACCGCCGCGCGTGCCGCTCGGTGAACGGCGCGTGCTGCTCAATCCAGGGCCCGAACTGACCGTGCGGCAGCGCGGCCTTCAGGTCAGTCAGGGCTTCGCCTAGCTCGATCGACACATCCAGCGTGCGCTTCCAGGCCGAAGCGAACTCCTGGATCAGGAACAGGACACGCTGCTCTGGCGGAGCGAGGGAGGGTTGAACCTCCCCCGCCACCACCAAGTCCCTAGAAGGGGACTTCGTCGCCATCAGCGTCCTCGTCGGTCATCGCGGCGAGCTCAGCTTCGAGACGAGCGCGGCGCTCAGCCGCAGATTCACGCGCCGGTGGCGCACCGTTCGCCGTCGGCATCGACCGCGGCGGAGGGTTCGGCGTGACGAACTCCGGCGGCGCTTCCTCTGCGGGCTTCGACTTCGGCGCCTTCGGTGGTGCAGCAGGACGATTGAGCATCGGGCGCAGCAGCGCGAAGCGGATACGCGTGCCGTTGGCCTTCTCTTCAACCCTCCAGGACACCCGCGCCCGCTTACCGACGATGGCGGTGTCAAACGCCTCGGCAATGCGATCGCATTCCTCGTCGGTCAACTCATGACCCAGGAACGCCGACGCCCACGCCCTGGCCTTGGCCTTGGGCGACAGCGCCATGCTGCTGAACTCCCAACCCTCGTACGGCGAGCCGTCCATCTTGTCCAGGAACGCCACGCCGTCGGCGTCGAAGACGCGGTACTTCCAGACGATCGACGTGTACGGCTTGCCGTCGATGGTGCTCACATCGTCGCGCGTGTCCATGTCCACGATTTCAACGATGTGGTCTTCCTGCGGATCGAAGCGGTCCTCGATCGTGATGGCGAACGTGGTGTCGCCGGGCTTGTTCATCTTGATGGGCATTGAATGCCTGCTCTCCTTGTGGCCTGCGGCCTGGTGGAACTGAGTCCTATCGAGCTCGGTTGTATTCGTCGGCGCCGTCCATCTCATCCGTGGTCATGCGTGCGCCAGCAGGACCGGGATCTTCGACCTCCTGTTCTCTTGGTAGTGGCGCGCTCCAGGACGTCACGTAGTCCATCCACGCCACGAATGCGTCAATCGCCGGCGACAGCTTGCTGGTCGCTCCGAAGGTGAACCCGCAGCCCTGCCGCCAGCCGGTACGGAACGAAACCTCATCAGCTTCGCGCCCCTGTTTCTTCGCGATCGCCTTGAAGGCGAACCACGCGTTGTTTTCCGCCTCCGATGGGCGGCGATCGTCACGGTCACTCATGCCGCAGTCGCGCTTCGGCAGATCAGCGACTGCCACGCGTTCAAGTCACGCCGATGGTTGTTTTCTCTGATGGTCTTCTCCGTCGTCCAGTCACGCTGAATCAAGCGTTCATGCGCGCACCGCTGCATGACCGGACCGAGCGCGCGAAGATCCGGTGGCATCTCCAGGTTCAGGCGCTCCGCCGTCCACCACACGTCGTCGGACGTGAACACGTAGCACGTCCGCGCGACCTTGACGACGACGACGTACATGGCATCCAGCCACTCACCGCCGGCGCCGCGGGCAACGTTCGCCAGCGCATGCTGCAACGCCGCTTCACTGGCGTCGGCTGACCAGTAATAGGGCTTACGCCGCCGCGGCACGCCGCCGTCCGTATGGCCCCGGCCAGTACCGCTCCAGGGGCTTGAGCGTATCGCGTGTGTTTGCGGTTGCGGGGACGTAGCGATAGACGGCCACGATCTGCTCACCGCGGCGCAGGAACACGTACGTGCGTCCGTCGTAGACCTCGACCGTGCTCGCGCCGAAGGTCGGCGGCGGACCGTGTCCGGGACGGTACTTGAGCCAGGCAGCGTAGGCCCGCTCAATCAACCTGGTTTTCGTTGGCATGCCGTTACCTTACTCCGGCCAGGTCACCTGCTGCAACCACCATACTCGGCGCCGGCGCATATTGACACTACCTAAAGTAGGCATGCTACAGTAGGCGACATGAACACACACAGCGAGGTCTGCGGTTGCGCCGAGTGCGTCACCGAGTACCAGGCCAGCGGGCAGACCGACCCGTACGGTTTCGTCGTCAGCGTCTCCTGGGAGCTCGGCTCGGTCACCAATGCCGAGTGGCACCAGCCTGAGGACTACAAGGTTTCCGCCGAAGAGCGGTCGGAGATGGACGCGCTCGTCGCGCGCATCGACGGTCGCCGCTTCGCCTCCGCCGACCACCTGGTCAGCTACCTGCGCCAGGTCACCGGCTCGCGGGACTTCGACTGATGGCGAGCTCCCCTGGAATCAAGGTCTACGACGCTGGCGGTGAGTACATCGCCAGCGTCAAGTACGCCGAGCACGCCGCCGCGCTGGTCGCCCTGGAGGGTGACGGCGCCACGATCCGCCAGGGACACGCCAAGCGCATGACCCTCTGGACGGAAGGCCGTGAATCGCAGCCCGCCGCGGAGTCCTACGACTTCGTCGCCACCACCGTCTACGAAAGGATGATCAAGTGAGCGATCTCACCGTCCAGCTTCGCCGCCTCCAGTACGCGGCAAACATGCTCAACCTCACCGAATTCTGCGCTGCGCTCGGGTGGGAAGTTGACGACTACTCGAAGCACAAATTCTCCGAGTTCCAGAAGCTCGGCAACCTGCACGTCTTCGACAACAACACGCTCGACACCGCGGTCGCCGCGTACGAGGCGAAGTATGCCGCGTAGCTACAAGGTCGGCTGCAAGACCCGCGGCGATAGCGAGTGGGCGTACAACGCCCTGCGCTTCGCGACTCGCGAGCAGGCCGAAGAGTATGGCGCAGACCTGTACTCCCGCTGGACGGCGCTCGATCAATACGAAGTCCACGAATCGGACGACGATCCGAACCGCTGATGCCGGCACCCGCTGGAGGAAAGCTTGACAGCCCCTCCAGTAGGTGCCCTATAGTAGGTGCCATGCAGAACACCGAGCTCTCCCCCGCCGACCGCAACGTCCTCAACGCCGTGTACAAAATCGGCGCCGCCCTCGGGCGCAAGTTCGAGGCATCGGACATGACGATCCAGCTTCGTCAAGCCGCTGCCCACTACGCCGCGATCTACCAGCTTCGCGAAGACGACGACTTCATGCGCGACATGAAGCTTCGCGCGGCAAACGGCGCCTTCCTGACCGACGGCCAGAGCAAGGGTGTCCTGAACGTGCTGATGGCCGACGCCCGCCGCCGACTCGCCGCCAAGCGACCAGCCGCCCCCACCGCGCCTTCGGCGCCCGCGGCTACGCCATTCGGCCCGAACGTCGCCAGCATCCCCGACGGGCGCTACCGCGTCACCCTTCCCGACGGCGACCACCTGGCGCTGCGCTTCGACTCGAAGAATGAGTGGGCCGTCGAGAAGTTCGGTGAGGGCACCCGCAAGATCAGCCTCCGCGTCGGCGGCAGCGACAGCGAGCGCGAGTGGAACGGCGTCGGCACCGCGGCCTCGAACGGCGCGGTCAGCCTCTGGAAGTCCGCCGGCCCCCGCGTCGCCGCCGCGGTCAAGGTTCTGGCCGAAGCCGCTCGCGACGAGCAGGGCTGGCTGGTCGCTGGCCTCGCCTTCGCCCAGGAAGGCTCGCGCTGCTTCCGCTGCGGCAAGGAGCTCGACCAGCCCGAGAGCCTGCTGGTCGGCTACGGCGAAACCTGCGCCGACAAGCTTGGCCTGCCGTGGGGCGCCAAAGCCATCCCGATGTCCGTCCGCCTCGCCCAGGCCGCGCAAGCGGCCAGCGAGTCGGTCGCGATCGACCCCGAGACTGGCGTCGAAGAGTCCGCCGACGAACTGCTCGCGCTGGTCAAGCAGCCCGCGCCTGTACAGACGACGCCAGTCGCCACATCTATCAAGCAGGAGGAACTGCCCCTCGATCCTTCAGAGCTCGCAACCGACGGTCGCCCGCTCAGCCGCTACCAGCGCGATCAGCGCAACGGTACGCCGCGGCCCGCGGGCGGCTACAGCTACGAAGACGTTTTTGGAGACGACTAATGCCCAAGACCAAGAAGCCCCCGTTCTCCTGGGACACCGTGTCCCAGGACGAGCAGATCCTCGTTCTCGACATGTTCGGTGACGACGGTCACTCGATCCTCAACGCCGACACGATGCGCGTCGAAAGCGACATCCCGATCACCGTCATCGATGAGTTCGAGACGGTCGAGAAGAGCGACGGCTCGTACAAGGGCTCGATCTTTTCGGAGCAGACCGGCGAACGCCTGCCGGAGCTCCGCGGCATCTACTGCCTGACCGTCATCCGCTCGCTCGCGCGCCATCACGGCGTGACCAGCCACAAGTTTGGTCGCGGGTCCGAAGCCCGCGAGCTCACCGCTGGCCTGCGAGCCATTCTGCAAAAGGAGGCGGGGGCGTAAGCCCCCGATCTCGCATGACCTCGTCATTCATCGAACTGCCGCGGGTGGCTTTCGCTGGACGCGACCAGGCGTCACTCTACGTCAACGTCGCGGACATCGTCAGCCTCGAAGAAGAGTGGGACGGCCAGACCCTGGTCGAAATCCGTCACCGCGGCAGCGAGGGCAACACCGCCCGCGTCCGCACCTATGTCCCGCTCGGCGCGCTGCTGAACTTGCTTGGAGAGCTCGCGCGGACACCCGCGGTGCGCTCCTGGACCGACGAGACGAAGCAGGGGTGGCGCGAGCCCATCGTCGCGGCGCTCCAGGTCGCCGCCGAGAAAGAGCGCGCGGGGTACTGATGGCGTCGTCCTCTCACCGCAAGTGCCAGTACCGCGGAGAGGGCTGCATGGGCACCGCGCACGCCGGTCACGACCAGTGCGCCCACTGCTACTTCCAGTACATCAAGCCTGCGCTCCAGGCGGAAAGGGCAGAAATGAAACGCCGCCGCGCGCTCAAACAGCAGTACCAGCTATCGCAAGCGAACCGCGCGCTGATCAACGAAGTCGACCTCCAGGAGCCGCAGATTGTGGAACGGCCAAGTGAGTGGGACGCCCCGCTCAGCGTCCAGGACGCCGTCAAAAGCGTCGTCCTCGACGCCGAGTTCGATCGTGAAATTGAAAACGGCATCGATGCCGGCAAAACACCCGAGCAGATCGCGAACGAGATGATTCTCAAGGCCGCACTACCCCGCGGCCTGCCGCACTACGACGCCGTCATCCCGCCGCCAAAGGAGGAAACCCCCGTTTCTGACGCCCCGCCCAATTTTCGACCGCCGCTCACGCTCGAAGAGCGCCAGGAAGTCATCGACGCGTACGTTGCCGGCGAGACGATTGCCGAGATCATGCGCGCCTACAACATCGGCACGACCCGCCTGTACGAGGTGCTCGACAGTGCCGGCGTACCCCGCCGCGGGACGAACCGTGGCCCGAACAGAGAGCCAAAAAAGGAGCAATTTCAGATGCCTAGCACGTCACCAGTCTCGCCGCCCAAGGTTGCGGAAACCTCCACCAACGGGGTGGTTTCCGGGTTGACCGAATGGGTGGTCACCTACACGGTCACCAGGACCGAGACAACGATCGTCGCCGCGAAAAGCTTCAACGATGCTGCCGCCGCGGCACCCGAAGGCGTCGACGTCATCAGCGTCGCCAAAGCCATTCCGATGAAGCAACCATGACCCGCCCGGTGACCGTACTGGTGCTGCCTGGAGGGGCAGCACCGCTGCGCTCGGAGCGGATCGACGGCGACGACTACCGCGACCTGGTACGCCTGGTCGAAGGAAACCTCGGCACCTGCGGCCTGCCGCCGAGCCTGCGCCGCCAGGGCTTCTACGCCTTCTGCGACGACGACGCGCTGATCCGCCCCGATCGGCCTGAAGCGAATCGCTTCGCGACGCACCTGGGGCACAGCCGCCTCGCCGGCCCGATCGTCATCGTTCGCACCGATGACACCGGCGAGACGCGCTCGCTCCGCCCCTCAGACGTTGCCGCATTGGAAATGTACTTCGTCCAGGAGCCGCCGCGGGACGCGCAGAAGATGGCGCTCGAAGAAGAGCTCTTCTGGCAGGCTCACCCGAGCGGTCAGGCGATCTGGACCCCTGACAGGGGCTGGACGGACCTCTGATGGACGGCGAAGTTCACCCGCTGATCGCCTACGCCGTCCTGGCCTGCATCGGCGTCCTGGTCATCTCGACCGTGGCACTCCAGCTATGGACGATCTACACGGCGATCTGGAACTTGCTCCGTGCCTGACTCCGTCGTCGTCCTGGTGCTGCTGGCGTGCATCGTCGCGCTCGGCTGGCTCGCAGGACGCCTGACCCGCTAGCCGCGGAGCCGCCCCTCGCGAACCACCCCGAACCAGGCCCCGAGTACGACGCCCGCCGCCATAGCGGCGCCGGCGGCGTGCTCGGGGTGGTTCACCACCAGCAGGCCGCATGCGGTCAGCACCCCTACCGACAGGACCAACTGGCAGACCAGCCGTGTGATGGTTACCTGCGGCGCTTCATGCCACTCGCCCCCACTATTTGCCACCGGCCTCATCCTGCTTCTCTTCGACCCTCGCCGCCTGCCAGCTTGACCAGTGGCCGGTGACGACGGCGTACACGCTGACGAAGACCAGGAACTGGATGTTCTCGCTCCAGAAGATCATGATCGGGAACGCCGCCGCGAACCACACGATCGTCAGCCAGCCGTGCAGGATACGCATCATGCGCGGGTCGCCCTGGACCGCAGCCCACAGCGCGTGGACCATGTTCACCGCCGACTAGAGGTTGAGGTTGCCGGTCAGCACCAGGATGAGCACGATCACGATCACCAGCCCGAGCAGGCCCAGGCCGGGCCCGTAGTACGCGTTGCTGCCGTAGCTGCCGCGGCCCATGTAGCCGCCGAACAGCAGGACCACCAGCAGGACGATCAAGACGATGGCGAGCGTGGACATCAGAAATGTGCCTCCAGATCGAGCTCGTCCGCCAGACGCTGGAAGCTGCCGCTCTCCCACCAGCGATCGCCGCAGCACTGTGGCCGCGACTGCGGCGAAATGATGCGGTGACCGAACAGGTAGAACACCTGCGGGTACGCCTCCATCACCAACCGACACGCCGCCAGCGTGCCCTGGTACTGGTCTTCGGTGACCTCCGTCCAGCCGTGGCCGTTGTCTTCCGTCTCGATGGTGACGGTCTGATAGTTCGGATTCGAGCTATTGCCGACCAACGCCGTCCAGTCGTTGCCCGGTTCGAGCACGCCGTTCGCCCAGGAGCCGTCCCACAGATTGACGTACTGGTGGATCTCGCCACCCAGGCCGATGCCGTAGTGCGAGCTCACCTGCGATGACGGGTTCCTGAACCAGCTATCGCAGCTTTCGAGCGTGCCAGCCATCGTATGGATCACGATCGCCACCACCTGGTGGCCCGCCCTGCCGTTGTAGTGGTTCGGAGAGCCGATCCACTGGACATCCGGGTCCAGGATGATCGGCGGGTCGGGCATGGTGTACAGCGGCGAATCGGGCAGCAGCCCGCCCTCGAACGTCGGATTCAGCGCCAGCAACCAGCCCTCGACACTGTCAGCGCCAGCCTGGGCGCACGTCCAGCGACCGTCACCCATCGCGGCCAGCGCACGCGTGATACAGCCCTGCTGCTCGGATAGCTGGTTGAGGCGCTGCTCGACCGTCGGCATCAGTACAGCGGCGTCTGCGGGTTCGTCTCGATCGACGGATCAAGTGCCTTCAGCCAGCCGTCGACTGTGTCCGCGCCGCCCGACCAGCGTGCTTCGAGCGCCGCCTTGATCGCGTTCGTCTGGAAGCTCTGTTGCTGCGATAGCTGGTCCAGCTTCAACTGGATCTCGTCTTCGTTCATCGCTTCATCTCCAGGAGCACGACCGACGCCGGCGTGCCGCCGTCGAAGGCGAACGTACCCGCTGCGTTCAGCAGGACGTACACCGTGAAGTTGTGCGGCGCGGCACTGAGCCCGGTCGCCAGGTAGACGGCACCCACGCGGTGCGCCTGGTCGGCAATGTTGTTGACGCTCGACTGCATGGTGATCGCGCCGCCGCTATCGATCGATATCCCAATACGGAAGTACGCGCCGGCGGGCGCCGCGTACGAGCAGTTGAACGCGAACCACAGGAACACGCCGCCGCCAGCGGTGGTGAAATTTATGGACAACGGCGTCGCCACCCAGGTTCCGACCTGGCTCGTACTGAACGGCAGGACCGCAAGCTGGCCGTTGTAGTTGGACACTGCACCGCTGACGAGGGCCGCGGTGGTGACCGCA